TTTTGTGAATGTAGTTGAACCGGGGCCAATAATATTTGAACCTCCCGATGTCGTTCCGTACACATAATCTATATTAGCAAAATCGAGACTAACATAATTAGACCAACTTATTGTCACATCTCCTACATATTGCCCTAAATTAAAGCATAATTCATAAACAGTAAATGGGTCATAAGGGTCATCAAATGAAAGGTTTTGTGATATTCCGCACGCTAAACATTCACTCTTTACAGGTATTTTGATATTGTTTGTACTGAGAACATACTCATTCATGTACGGGTCATACCCTCCAAGCTTTTGGGTGTTGAATGATTTATTAAACTCATCCCTAAACCAAGTACGCATACCCAAATCAGACACAATAGATAACCTATCCTGAGACATTGAGTCCCCCATTAAGTTTACAACAACTCCACGCTTTACATCGGTGAAATATCTATTAGGCCCCCAATGAACATAGCTCTCAGGATTAAAACTGATTCCATACTTCTCTACACGAGCAATCTGAGTACCAAGAACTTCAGGCACCGATGTAATTGCGCCACCGGCCGCCGCATCTGACAATAAATTCTTCTCTGCAAGCACATACGATATCTTGTCCTCTTGAAGAACAAGTACGTCTGTTTGACGGCCATCAAGTATGTATATAGAACCAAAAGAAACTTCAAGTCTCTTGTAGTTTAATAATCCAAGGTTGAACTCGTTTAGCTTGTTTACGTTTGTCTCAGGATTGTAGATTCCGCTGTATGTGATATCCGCAAACTTGTCGGACATTTTATAGTCCTGCTCAGACACAGTTGTAACCCTTTCACCAAGCGTAAAGTATCTTCCAATGATTGAGTCGCGAACTTTGTAACTTTCAACACCATTGCCAAATGCAAAGCAGTTAAAGAAACCTGTATCTACAATACCGCTTGTTGATGTAGCGATATCTTGGTCTTGAACATTACCCATATGGTTACCATCCTCGTCAATCTCAAACGAAAGGTTGTTCTCATAGAATACATCAGGTAATGCATCTGTCGCTTCTGTCTCAAAAATCATTTGCCCTGTGGCACGATACACAGTTATACTCACAGTAACGCAAGAGTTTCTCCAACTATGTGCAAAAACACCGGCACCGCAACTCATACCTGTTCCAAACTGCAAGACAGTCTCATTTGTAACGGGGTCATGATTAAACTGAAGGTAACAAGTACATTCGTCAAATGTAGATAATGGCCCAACAGATGAAATATACGCAGCTGTAGTACAACTACTATATTTTGCTGTACCACTACCTAATGTCAATCCAATATTGTCTCCATTAAACCAATCTTGAAAACTACTGTAATTGCTTGAAGATGTATACACCTTATCTAAAATATAACCTTTAGGGTCGCAATTAGCACCTGCGCTTTTGCCATCCCTATTCCACTCTGCCTTGATATGTATTTTACTTCCGGCGGGAACCGTATAGTCCTCAAAATACCAAGTTGGATTTAATGGGTCATACCCTAAACCTCTATTGATATTTACAGGGTATAGCAATGTTTCGTAGTTGCCGCTTGGGTACGCACAAATACTGCGATTACCTACAGCAACAATTGCATCAGGGTCTTCTACAGTATTGAAATCATTTGGATTGATTTTCATGTACGTCCCTCCAAGAACTTCAATTCCGCTTGTTGGAGTTATAAAATTAGCCTCCTTTACTGCCTTTTCAAGAACAGTAGCATAAATGCAACTTTGCGTTGGGCCGCTTGAGTCAGACTTAACTATTAACCTGTCACCCGCTTCTACCTTACGAATATTCTCCCCCTCAAGGAAGAACCAAGTCTCATTTGTAGCAGGGTCTTTAAAAAAGATTTGAGAGTAAATTGTTTCGTAATATTCTTCACTTGGCTTGATTACAAACTTATATCTCTTCGCCCAATATGGTGCTATCTGAGTAGGAGGTATAGTTACCTGTATACTATTTTGATTTGCAGAATAACCACAAGGAACGTGTACTGTATTATTCAAACTAACCAAAGCTGTTGATGCTCTATTAAATTCATCCATGTATACAATCCCAATCTCATAATCACGATTGCTATGCAAACTTTTTGGAGATGATACCTCTTGGAATGTAGCTATGGTTGAAGTAACCTTATAGTATTCATAGACGGTCTGTGTTGGTGATGTATGGCTATCGACATACTTCATAGCCGGTATCTGAAATCCTATTTGAGTGCTTGACGGACTAACTAATATTCCAATTGCCTGACCTGCTGTACTAATACCGCTTGCATCTTTCAGTAACGTGCCTAATGTATTTGCAATAAGGCAGTTTACTTCATCCGTAAGTGTATTGCCATCGCATGAAGTTGGGGCCCCAATAACAGGTGTGTACACGGGTTTTATGTTTCCTGCCGGGAGGGAAGTACCAACAGCCGCTTGAAACTCAACACTTGTTGCCATCTGATAAACAGATGTGTATGTACTTGGAAGAATAAATGTAAACTCAAATGTTATATTCCCAACAGGTGCCGCAGGGTAAGGAGTAGTACCACTAAATGAAGCGTGTTCAAATGATACTGTTATGGTAAATGATGCACCCTCATTAAGATTCATTCCTGCAAAATCAATATAAACAACAGCATCAGTTATTGATTGTGAGCCATTTATACTATAATTACCAACAGCGAAACTGTCGTTTAAGTTATACAAACCAATGTCTTTCGTTACCAAATCTGTATAGTACTCAAATTTAACATTAGCCCCATTCTTATCAATAAGGTCATAACCTTCAATGTAGTTACCATACATAAGACGGTTTCCCATAATTGTTTGGGCCTTTGCCTTTAATGGTACGTTATCATATAAGCGAAGAAGTTCCGACTGAGGAAGTATTGTAAATATCTTGCTGCTATCAAATATGAATGTATAATCAGTGTTATTAGATAGTCCCGCCTCAGCCTTGTCAATCTTCTCAATTATCTTGATTACATTATTTGCGGATTGTTTAAATAGCAAGTCTATGCCAACAACAAGCGGGCCGCCTGAGTTGTATGTAACTTTTGCGCTATTGCAAGAGTTAGTCATACCCTCATTAAGCATACTGTTTATGCTAAACTCAAATGCCTTTGGAATGAAAGATATTTCAGACCATTGAGATGTCGCTGAATACTCACCATCAATATACCGGTACCGATAAGCAAATGATATGAACCTTGTGTCCATATAATTCTCCTGACCGTTTGCAGCAAATGGCTCGACTGTAGGTGATTCCGTTGGCGGCTTCTTGATAACAAGCAATTGCTCACTTGTAATTTGGTCAATAAATGTAAAAGGAGAAGGTGCAGGGTAATTTCTTTTTACGTTTATTACCCTTGGAGGATTATAATCGTCAGTAAAGAATAAAAGGTCTTCAATAATGTTAACCCCTGTTATTAAATAACTTGGATTAAAGTTTAATGTCGTATCATTAATCGTGTTTGAATTGTATACCGAAACTACATGATACGTCAATGCATTGGTCAGTATATTGTATGATACAATCAAATCACACTTGCCTGTAGGGCCTCCTGATGAAGTAGGGTCATGTACAAACCAATAAATCAAATTGTTTGCACTATCTTGAATGGCACCTATTGTTTTTGCTTGTGTACTTATTTGCCATCCATCAACCCCATACAATTTTGTAAGCGGAGTATTGCCTTTCGTATTCTCAATAACGCCTATTTCTGACTTCTCGGTTGAGCCCATGCGGACATTCATGGCATCTATATACTCACCTTCAGGCAAAAGACGTTCGTCAGTCACCTTATTCATTCTGCCTCCTACAAAATTCCTTGAAAGTTTAGCCATACTTATTTGATTACTTTATCCATTCCACGCAGGTTCATAAGAAGTCTACCGGGATGTATGTTACTTATTCTGATTTTAGCATTCCTTAATAATGATGCACGGTCTTTTCTTGCCCTATTTATTATGTACTCCTGAGTACCAAACTTTGAGTTTAGGATTTCATACTTAATAGCAGCGTATATATACTGCTCAAACATCTTGTTAACTGTAATTGAACTTACATCCCCATTCTCCATACCGTCAGATATATACTCAAGAATGCAAGACTCATCAGCCATTGAAGAGTCAAAGTTAATAACACCCCTCTTCTTATCAATGTTGAATGTAGGGTTAAAGTTTGCAGTCTCCGTATTCAACCCAAATCGCGTACTTATGTCGTACTGAAAGTACCAAAGGCCATCAAGATTCCATCCCTCATAACCATAATACGGGCCGGGGTGAAGATATATACTCTTCTTTGTGTTCTTTAAACGGTCATAATCAATGTTTGAATACTGAGGCTCAAGCACGTTACCATTTTGGTCAAATAGAATCATGCCATTATTATCCTGAAGGTATGCGCTTGATGACATCACCTGAATGTTCTCAGTTAATGGTCGCAGCCAACCATCCTTGTAAAGAGAAATTCTAACCCAATTTACAAAGTCTGATGGCAAAATGAAGATTAATGAACTCGGAATTGTCAATTCAAGAACCTTAATCTCTTTAAATGCATCATAATTAAGTTCCTGAATCGCACGTTTCGCGTGGAACAATATCTTATAACGCTCTTCATTATTGACAAGTGAATGATTCCCTGAGTACATCAATAGGAAATTGTTGACAATATCCTGAAGACTTATATATTGGTAAGACCCCCAATTTGCATCTGTGGGGGTCGTTCCATTGTTTGTGTAATATTGATACTGAGATATGTACGCCATTGCTTATTGTTTTATTGTTGCATACTAAACGTAGGCTGTTCGTGTTGCTGCTGTGCTGTTCCAAACTGACTAACCTCAATCTCTCTAATGACAATACCGCAGTACTCAAGAATTTTGGTAACAAGTTTGTATTCATCTTCAAGAGGAATTTCAAAATCTTGGTAGTCAGGCTGAGACGAATTGAATACAGGCTCACCACCTGAAAGTGTAGTATAAGTCCATTTTGGAACCTTTGGATATCTAAAGTAATCGGCTTTTACAGCACCATAACCCTGAACAGTATCAGGATATATGGTCATGACATCACCAATGTTTGTGTATGCGGGGTATATTAATGATGGGCTTGTAAGATTAGACGAAACCAATCTTAATATATTACCATTGGTTACCTTCTCGGCTTCTGCATTTGCAGCTTTAAATATTGCATAACCTCTACTACCGACCAAAAATATATCATCTAAAAGGTCAAGTGTTGTTTGACTTGAAACAGAAACAACTGCCGTTGATGCATTTGTATTTAAATTTACAACAATGTCACCCAACTCTACACCTATAGTTACAAATGTAGCCGATGAATCAACTAACTGATATGGTGATACTGATGATGAAGACCCTGATGTTAACTGCGTTCCGTAAATCATTACCTTGCTAATCATGTAAGATTCATTCCCGGTAGTAATTGCAGATGGCAAGTAGTAATTATTTTTGTATTTAGGGACTAAATAATCGCTAACCAAAAATACTTCAAGAACCTCCTCATAAGTTTTCTTTATGTCAGCGTAGTCGGTACCCGATGCCCTCATATTCTCGGCATTAATAATCTTATTGTAACTACTGAAGTACTCCTCATATAGCTCCATTTGGGCATTCTGAGCAAGCAAATTAAAGTCAGATGGAGATATGTATCCGTAATTATTTTTGTTGAGAATTGTCTGTACAGCGTTTCTAACAGAGTTTATCATCTGTAAACTTTTGGACAAATATACAAAAAAAGGAGGCACGTTTTGTACCTCCAATTTCTAATCAATATATATAAACGAACAACTACTTTTCAAGGATAGCTTCTAACGCCTTTAAAGAATTAAGCCCTTCATCGCTCTTCAAGTAATAACCTGCGGCATCATAAGGCTCCTCTCCATAAGGCACAGAAATCATCTTCTTTTTATTGCCGGTTGTGTTGAACCAAATCTCCTTGTTATTATTCTTCAAAACTAAAAGTCCATGTTCAAAGAATAAACGAACTTTTGCTTGAAACTTCAATTCAGGGTCATTGATAACCTGTAAGAATTCTTTTGGTTGCTGCTTTGCAAATACCAAAATATCTCTTTTTAATTCAGGAGTTGAAATTACGGATGGGTCTCTTCCAAAAACAACTCGATATACCATCTCAAGTTGGTCAATTTGCAAACTCTTTGCTTCAATCAAGGCATCAACCTCGTAAGTTAACTCTTCAACCTCCTTAGATGCATCTTTTTCTTTATTAATTTCTGCAAAAACTATCCCATTGTATGGATGGTAATGAAGGAAAAGCTGAAGTACAGGATTTGATTTTGGAACAAATAAAAGACCGTCATCAAATATAACAGGTGCTAATATAGCATTCCCGTCTTGGTCTTCTTCAAATGGGCTCTTTTGGTTTGATGCATACCTTAATGCTTTGTTGACATTGTTTGCTTCGTCATACCACAATAGCGGCATATTAGGTGTACTCCTTGAAGGTAGTGTGTAAGATAACGGTGCCCCTCTTAATAATTTGTAGCTCTTGTCTACGGGTGTTTGTTTTGACATTTTATTTAATTTAATTAAAGTTAAAAAGAAGGGAGTGTCTTTAAAGACACTCCCCATTAATTACTACTACGCTCCGTAACGGAATAACATGAAGTTATTAGCACCAAGTGTACAAACGCAACGCTCAGAGAGGAAGTGAACCTCCATAGCATCTAAGTCGCTTGTTGATGCACCGCCGGCAGAACCTGTAACCCAAGTTTTGTATCTACGGTCTTCAGCTTCTGTAGCACGATAACGAACGTGCAAGAACGGACGTTTTGCATTTTTACCCATGATTTGGTCATACACTGAAGTAGAACCGGCAGGAACTAAAAGACCTGTGATTGTACCATTTGCAGTAGCTGAAGAAGTATTCATACCTCCACGCATTGTAGGGTCATTTAAGTACTTCCAATCAGACTTGTAAAAATCATAACCACGGCGGAATCCTGTGAAACCTAAGTTCAAGGCCATTGCAACATCGTTGTCAAAAAGACCAAATGATGCACCTTGAGCCGGAGCTGTACCACCTGTAGCGGCAGTTCCTAATCCATTTAAACCTGCTAACATATTGTCAATTGCAAAACTCATGTCACGGTTAACAAACAATGCATTCTCTTCAATAGCACCCTGCTTGTCAAGACGGAAAACAATGTTATCCCAATCTGAAAGTGCAGTTGGATAACCTGCTCCCCAAACATTTCCACGAGCATTTACAACATAGAAAACTCCTTGAGAACCCATATTACCAACTGTTGTGTTGGTAGATTGAGTAGCAACACCTGAACCTGATTCAGCAGGAACAGCCTCAAGCATAGATGTTTCGATGTAGTCATCAAAACGTAAACGTGTTTCGTGTTGACTCTTTAAGTACCAAAGATATCCACTTGCTCCATCTTCAGTTGAGATTTCAACCCAACCAATCTGAGCCATGTCTGAACCATTTACAGCATAACGGTCTTTTAAAATGATTGGGTTATTTGAGAAGATGTTTGTTTCAGCTTCCAAAGAACCAACCATACCGTTTTGTCCTTTTTTAAACTCAGAACCATAAATGAACACAGAGAAATCTGCACTTGTTTGGTTACCTGCCGTACCGGCAGTAACAAGACCGCCTGATTCGTAAAACGCAGCAGTAAACGTGTAAGGGCCTCCCGTAGGTGTTGAAACAGAAATAACTAATCCTTTGTTGTAAACTCCGGTACTGTTACGCTGAATCAATACGGTTTGACCAACGCGGATAGCAGATGAAGTTACACCTGTGTCGTTGATTTGGAATAAAGCGGTAGTACTTCCCGCAGGATATGTGGTACCGTTAGAACCAACAGAAGTGTACTTGATGTGCAAACGACCTTGCTCTGCCCATTTGATTTGGTCAGAATTTGACGGCAACTCAGCACCTACCATACGCAAGAATGATGATATGCTACGGTTTCCGTAACGCTCAAATTCCTTCTCGTATGTATCAGGGAGATACTGAGTAGCAAAGTTAAATGATGTTATGTAATTGGTTGCTAATGCAACCTGTTCAGCTGCCGGCTGTAGCTGTGGGGTAATTGCGGCCGGGGTGGTTAATATTGCCATTTCTTTTTGTTTTTAATTTTTTTTTGTTAATTATTTCTTCTGCGTATTTTAAGTCCATTACCGGAATCAGGGTTAATAACGCGAACCTGTATTCCTCCCCCTGATTGTTTTGAAAATTCAGGTGCTTTACGCTCAGACATATTTACATTTTTCATTTTTCTGTTAACATCATCTGTAGCATCTGACTTACCTTGTTCATAAAAGAACTTAGCAAATTTTTCGGGGTTCATTGCAATAGACAAAGACTTATGATAACCTGCGACATCTTTAATAAGACCGCTCTCATCTAAAAACTTATTGATAAAGTTCTGTGGATTAGATTGAGCCTTTTTAACTTCAGCCACATCTCCCGGATTGAATGTAATTTTTTTATCGTTTACATCGAACTCAAAACCTTTGAACTCTCCGCTAAACAACTCGTCAGTTTTCTGATTAAACCACTGACGTTTACGATTGTTCTCCTCTTCAATTGTCTTTGCTTGTTGCGTATATTTACGATACGATTCGTACTCCTGCTTGTCTTCATCAGACATGGATGCCGCGCTTGACTCAAGGGGCACCTTGTATTTGTCTTTTAGACCGTTGAAGTATTTCTTCGCTTCGTTAATAATCTTTTTTCTTTCGATTTTTACTTTCTTAATTCTTGATTCATCATCAATGTCTTCATCGTACTCGTACTCCTCCATCATGGCTTCAATGTCATCCTCGTCAAGACCTTCTTGAGTTGACATCAGGTAGTCTTTAACTAACTGACTTGGCTCCATTGATTCATAGTCTTGATTTAGTTTGATAAAATCATTGATTCCGCGACCGGTTTCCTTTTTGTACTTTAAGAATTCAGAAACATCTTCGGGCAATTCTTCAGCCTCCTTACGTTCTGACATTAATTCATCAAAAGAATTAATCTGCTTATTGTATCGTTTCCCTATATATGAAAGAACTTTCTGTTCATCTAAGTCTTCGTATTCTTGAGGCACTTCTTGCGGTACCTCTTGTAGTTCCACTTGAGGCTCCTCTTGAACTTGTTGCAATTCCTGTTCGTGCTTTTCAAGTAGTTCTTTTTCTACTTCGGCAACACCTTTTGGTTCTGCACTTTCTAAAACTTTTACTGATGTGATTTTCATATGATTAAATTATAATTGACAAAGATATATTATTTTTTGATATTCTTATCTCGGCTCAAATTCTCCCATATCAAATCCATCCAAACTGTCTTCGTTTGATTCAAAATTGATAGGAGGTAAGTTATTTTTGCGTTGATTTATGAGTTTTGACTGCTCGGTATTTTGTTGGCTAATTCTTTTAGCTTTTTCGGTTTCCTTTAATTTTTCTTTCTCAGTCATAGCTCCTCCTTGAGCTTTTGCAAGTTCAATATTAAATTCAAACTCTTTCTGCATTAGCATTAATTTCAATTCGGCCTCTCTCTGAAGTTTAGACATTTCAAACTCTGTTTCAGACTGTTTAACCTGAATCTTCATTTGACCTTCTGCCTGTATTTTCTGCATAGCGGTTTGACCTGCAAGTTGTTGAGATTGCATTTGTTGTTGAGCCGTAATAGCTTGCTGTTGCATTTGCATTTTCTCTTCACGCTCTTGCTTCTTAACTCTCTTTAATTTTAAAAGCTGATTGGCAAGTTTCAGATTTCTTATTTCCCTGATGTCGATTGCATCCTCAAGATTAATGTCGCCTTTT